TTCTTTACTTTCCTCTTGGTCTGTCATAATGATCTCCTTGTCTATAAATGCTCGAGTTGGTGTTCCACTGATACACTGGACTAGCGGAAGATGTTAGTCCAGAAGTTGTTGTTCACCCCTACCCCGATAAACTCAAATTTCTCATTCATCATATTCTTAAAGTGACCAGGGCTTTTAATCCAAGCATCTACAGCTTTCCTAGGCGTATCCTGACCACAGGCTACGTTTTCCCCGAATGCTAGTGCTCCACACCTTTTAGCTCTATCCCAAGGACTAGAACCGTCGGTGCCTTCGTGTTGGCAAAGCCTGTCAGGTCCAATATCGTCCGAGTGCATTTGAGCGGCGCAATTTAATTTAGGGTCCACTTTCAAAGCGTGAAGACCTCTAGCCTTGCGCTCCTTATTGATCATGTTGACCATTTTCTTCAATCTGTTCGGCAGCGGTTCTTGTTGCTCACAAGGGTAAGCGGTGCCGGATAATAAAGCCAGTAGTAAAAATAGTCGTACCATAAAATTTTCCTCCTTCTTCTGTAGCCGTTGGTATTCCTAGATTCTTCTCATGCTCTGAGGAGCTCTAAGTGTTACACTGCTCCACTGATTCTTCCCGGGAGGTGTTGCACTGTTCCACTGACTCTGCAGGGTTTGTTTCTTGCTTGGCCTTTTCTTCGCCTTCCTGGCGCACTCGGATAATTCTTCGAAACACTCCGGCAGCGATTCCGAAAGCTATGGCAGCTAAGATGTTGAGGAAGACAAGCGATACTATTGTCAGGACTACAAAGATTGTAAACCCTAGCGACGCTGGGTCTACAGTACGGCATTCTTCATCGTATTCTTCTTTCCACCTCTTACGCCTTTCCTTCCATGTCTCTGACATTACTCTTTCTCCTGTTTCAAATGGTAGTCGATAGAATCTAACTTATCATGAAGTATCTCGAAATCCCCACGGAGCAACGTGTTCAACTCTTTTATCTCAGACTTCAACTTCCTAATTTCTTCTCGATTGTCTTCAGAAGTCTCTTGAATAAGAGTTGTAATGCTGAAGACATTTCCCTCAGTGAGATACTGTGTCAGTAGGATATAAGTAATTAGGAGTACGGGCAAGCTTATAAAGTAAATCAATACCCATTTAATCACTATCTCATGCCCTCATGCCACCAATCTCTTATGAGTTCGAAGAACCATATGGCTAGTTTTACACCGACCCAGAGAGATACTACAGGGCAAATTATAAAGATGAAAATAAATAAAGCCCAAGCCCATATCGTGGGTTCTACAATATGTGTACTCATTACATTATCCCAAACGCTAGCTATCCAACCCATGTTATCTCCTTCGATTGTAGAGTTCTTCAAAGTTAATGCGAATGATAGCGAATATATTGTTAATGGAGTTTAAAATAATAAGAGTGCCAACTCCTAGGATAAAAGACAAAACAAGGAATAATGCGAAGGAATGTTCGTCGATTATATTGAAGATAAATCTCTCAAGCATTTCTTCAAAATTAGGCAATAATCCTTGTGGTTGTAGCTTCATCTTTATACCCCAAAATTATATCCTACTATGTTTAAAGTGTCCCAGACAATGCAGCATTATTAAAGCACCTTAACAAAATGGCCGAACAGTGTGATTTTGATATTTGTGGAGTCGGTTTTAGCGTTTATCCAAACCCCCGGATTAGTTTGAATGTTTAATTGCGTGGCGACTTGCCGATCAATCTTGGCAATGTCTAGTTCGAATACAGTTTCCGATGGGGTTAGATTCGTGGGTGAATCAGCCTCATAGATTAGTACCGTCGCTCCAGTATTAGCGTTGACGTTTCGATCTCCCGAAACATAGAAACCGTCAATTACAAACTGCTTGCCTGCCTTCGGTGAAATAAAATTGAATGCAGTATTGGCAACATTCAAAAGCTGGAAATATTTGGAGTTGGGTGCTATAGGAGCAACGGTCACTTCCCCTCTACCAGAGACATTAGCTCCAAACTTTTCACCCCTTCCTCCGAAAAGTCTAATGTTGATCATTACCTTAGTTCCTGAACATAAACATTAAGGGCAAATTGGCAAAACTGTGAGGTGTTACCAACGGGTGGAGTGTAGTTAATAGCAAGACTATTTCCTCTACCTAAAAGCAGTCCACCGCCAGGGCTTATCGGTATTCGACCTGATGTGTTAGGGTTTCTTGTTAATATTTGTTCGAGTCCATCGGTCACTGGCGTCTCACCCGAGGCACCTTTATATGCGAGACATTCAAGAACTCTGTTTGAAGAATAGTTTAGGTTCGCCTCTATTCCAGTACCTAATTGAACATCGTTTGCATTTGTGATTATGTCCCCAACCGTTGGGTTTCTAATAACATCAAGTAGAATATCCCCCGAACCTCCGGCTGAAGTACCTAAGTTGTAAATGAGGGTATCTATTATTACGTTGTTAAGCTCGTTATTCTTAAAATAAAGAACGGTAGTTTTTGTTCCAGCTAATTCAATATCCCCTGTGTTGATATTAAATTTTAATTCTCTTGTGGTAGCGTAATTACTTTCTGTTTCGATGAGCGCAGCGACCTTAAGTCTATACCGACTATCGACACCTGCACTCCGAGCATTGCCTTCACCGTCCGCTATATAAATATCCATTTAAAACTCCTTGGGTAATACTGTTACTATGCCGCCTGTAATCACATCTACGCTAGTGCTTCCGGCTTCCGGCTGATATTTAATGCCGTAAGATGAACCCCTTTTTAAAACAACTCTTGTTGCGAACTCAAGAAAGGTAACCGCTGCCCTAGTAGGTAGGGGTACAGGGATTTCAAGGTTGAAAGACGTAAACGTATCACCATCTACTCCTTCGTATATGGTAGCGTTAGGGAATAGGTTCGTACCGAAGTTGTTGTTGGATATTACCCCAGCGGCTACTTGGTTAGTTATGAGGGAACCTGCGATTGGGTTTCTGACAACTTTTAAAATGGGCTGTGACCCATTAAGAGTTCCGACACTGTTAAAGGTGTTTAAAAAAACCGAACTTATTAATAAATCCCGTTCGTCTAGGTTTCGAATATAGAAAATTGCTGACTCGGTAGTGCCAGTGATTGTAATAGGAGATGTTGCGATATTATAGGTATCTCCTACAATTGCTCCGGCATCAACTACTGACTCGCTGATAGCATTAGTCGATAGTCTTTTATCTTGCGTGACTCTAGCTCGATAGCCTCGGCCAGTTCCGTCTCTTGTACTTTCAGACATTTCTCCACCTCTCTTAGCTTACTATTTTGCTTAAGTAAAAATTCATCATTTTCGTTTGCTCTAATATTTCTTCAAGTAGCTCTATTAAATGATCGTGTCTTTCTTCTGCTAATAAAATAGGGTCAATTGGTTGGCCTTCACTATCTACCGCTTGAACTTCGTCTCGACAATTGGGGGAATCATAGTTTTTCATGTTGGGCAAATCCTTAATCCTACCGTAAAGGTTCCGCTTGTTGGACTGTAGGGAACCCAACGAAATCTAAGCGCTGACACTAATGTCCACGCTTGCGGAATGGTAACAATCTTTGAACTGTCTTCTATCGAGTCGGCTATAACTTTTACTTCCTCGCAATCAGTAAGAGGTTCCCACTGATCTTGAATGATGGCCGCTTCAAAGATGAATTCCCCTCGCACTGAGGAAGGCCAAACGAATTGATAAAAGATACCAGCTACCGGATACTCTAAGCTTAAAACAGGAGATATGTACTCTTGAGTAGAGTCTTGATCTAAGACGTATGTCTCATTTAAAATATGTCTTGTTCCTGCCATGGCTTCCTCCTTAAGATAGGATGAATGAGACGTTATCTGTCCAAGACTGTGGACGCCTATGCTCTAATCGCACGTCACAAGTAGCTGTACCTGCCGGAGTTACATCCGATAGCGTCCCTGTATATGCAGTCCTTGAAACAAGTTGATATAAATGGACACCACATATCCAGTTGTCCGAATACTTCCTTATCTCAACATTAGTATACTTAGACCATTGAGGGTAGAATACGTTGGAGATTGAGTCCACTCCTGAGGTTAATTGGAGGTCTTCTGTAAATGCACCTACCGCTACTCCATAGGCGAGGTCGTCAACGTCCCAACCCCCCGTAGCCGTTATTAGCTTGTAGTAGCCAGCACTTTGGTCCCTCCATAGTATCTTAGTCTTGTCACTGATATCGTAGTAACAGGAAAAACTAAAGGTACTAAATAGCTCGGTCCAAACACCCCCAGATATGAAACCATTATCTAACTTTCTTATATAGGTTTTTGTCTGGTAGCCGTTTATTTGTAGGAGCATTGTATTTCTGAATATGCGAACAATGGGTGTCCCTCCCCCATCTTTAAAAGTAGCTTCAAAGGTAGAGTAGTCAGGAGATGTTCCAAAACTACCTCCGGCCATGCAGGATATTGTGAAGGGTACGTTTTCAGGGCAACTAAAAGATTGAGTTAATGCTGCCGCTGGGTTTTCCGTAGAGTTGTCGGTTGTAGTAGCTACAAAGTATTGACTGCCAGGGGGGAAACCTGACATTGAAGCTGAAGGCCAGCCTACGTTTGGGGCGTCAGTACCGTAAAGACCTATATAGTGGTCGTAGCTATTAGGAGTCGATAACTCGTTAGTCCAACCGGATAGATCTCCGGTTTCAAAATCGTTATTGGTTACTTGCTCCCCTGGTGTGTAGCCAGGACCCCCACCTGGTGCTTCCAGACCTATAGCTCCTCGCATGGGGTTTCTTATCGGGGAAATAATACTCATATCACCCTCTACTTGGTTACTGCTACAGTGATGCTAGGACCTGTCGCACCTGCAAGCACCGCTCTAAGTTTCTTTCCACCACTTGCACCTTCGAGGAATTTAACGCCAGCCGCGGTAAATTCACCGCCATCAACGGGTGCCCAATTTCCACCAATTTCCATTTCAATGGTGACTGTACCCCCTCCAAAAGTTCCTGAGGCACTAACGTAATGTCCTCTAGCATTGCTAGTTATAATAAACCCGGTTCCCGTTGCATCACTAGCTTGGTTTTCGAAAAGTAAAATTATGTTACCTTGATCTCCGACTGCCATAATATGCTCCCTTACATTGTAATATGTCCGATGTTTGCGAAACTGATTGCTGAATTCGACCCGATTGAACTGTATGTTTTTGGTGTGGAACCGCCATCGGTAAGTCGAAATCCGACTCCTGACTCGATGTACCAGGAAAATACGTCGAACTGATTGAACTTCCCTGAGACACTAATATCTCTGTGCGCCATTACCCCGATACTTTTCGTATTTGAGGCTACAAAGTTTTGACTTGGAATATCGCTCATTAGTGTTGGGTAGAAAGGTACGTCTACAGTAGATGTTAAAGTACCTCCATTCCAAGATATAACGTAGTCGAGTTGAATATCGCCGCCTATGTAGCGATAGCGGTACTGATCAATCGAGTAGCTACTAGGCAGTGTTCCACTAGGGTTTGCAATATCGGGTTCGATATTAATCCAATTTGTATTGACGTTGTTTCCTGTTACTTTAGCTCCTCTATATCTAATAGGAGTAACATTGTCTTGATAGACATTCGTGCCCTGACCTTTTAGAGCGCGATCTGCTACCTGGAAATTGAACGTATTTCCCGTAGGGTTTGTCGATGCATAATCAATGAGGCTAGCTATTCCTGTAGCGTCTAGTGATTGAACTGACTCTGTTTCAAATGTTGCTTCGACTAGGCAATTTGTAGTCCCTGCATTTACAAGAATTGCAGTGTTACTATCTCCTGACGCTGATTGTTTTATTATTGAATTAGTTTCAAATAGTAAACCAGTCGCTTCCATATTACTTGCACCGGATAATCGCATACCGTCTTCAGCCTTGAACGACCCGTCACCTGCAAAAATAATATTTCTTAATTTCACCCTATCTGCTTGGAGTAAAAATAGTCCGTTTGCAAAACCGTGAGCATCGGCATAGATTCTTACTTCACCTCTACCTTCTACGATTAGATCAGCCGTATCTAGGGTTACCGCTGCATTGAAAGTATAGCTGCCGGAAAGAAGAATTACTTTTTTATGAGCATTCAATAAAGCGGCGGTTATTGCATCGTCGATTGTCTCATTATCATTCGTGCCATCGCAAACAACATCGGCAATAGCTTTATCTTCCGTTGAAGAATCGTCGGCAGCTACAAAATAGGCTTGCCCATTGTTGAAATAGCTAATCCATTGGTGGACTGCATACTGCCAATAGTTTTGCTCATTGAGGTTTGGCTTTTCACCTTGCTCACCGGGTAGGTTTCCAGGTGTGGTTTGCCAGCCAAGATTCCATCGAGAAGAATCCGTAGCGGAACGGATTGCGCTAGCTCCACCACTACCGTCTCCTGCCGTTGCCCAATCCGTTCTTTCAGTTGGTTTTGTCATTCTTTAATCTCCTGTTACAATGCTGGAATAGTAGCTTCCGTAGAATAGTTCTAGAGTCGATGACTGTACGATATCCATTTGAATATCTGCCGTAGTTATTCCGGTAATGTTTGTGTTCCAAGTAGCTCCCCCGTCGGAACTTGAACCTGCAAGCCCATCCGCGTATGGATTATCGTTTCGGAAGCAAAAGCCAAGGTTTGCACCACCATAACCTACAACACTAACTACCAGGCAATATTTCGTGCTAACTACCATGGCAGGACTTGAGAAGTTGAATGTGACAGGCGTGTTATCGCTCGGACCTCCAAATGTTGTATCCAAGGTACTCACGTCGATCACGTTTGAGCTATCTGCAATAAGGGTATCCGGTTCATCTGCGCCATTTTCCGAAAAGAGAGATAGCTTTAGGTTTCCAGTAGCCGTACCGAACCTATTGTAAAAGGAGTTCATGGTAACGCTGACTAGCTCTGTACCGGATGCTACAAAGGTTTGGTAGAACTGCCTGTTGACTGAGAATATTTCATCCGTGGTATTTCCTGAGTCATAAGTTGATTCTGAAGGTAAAGCTAGACTACCAAACCCTCCTGCACTAGCGTCAGAGTCAAACCCGAAGTAGTCGCCTGTTACGTACCTCAGTGTTGATGCACCTACCCCAGCGACTTTGGCTTTTTCCATACTTCGTTGAACAAGTTGAGGGTCAACCCCCGTCTCGCCTTCATCAAGGCCATACTCGACTCGCACTTTAGCCGGGAAGAACTCTTGAACCCCAAGGGGTCCAGTGAGAAGGTCGCCTAAGATTATCTCGACAATAGTCAGAAGTTCTTTTGCAGTGCCATCCGAGTTATTCTCTGCAATCTTTCCGACAATTAACTCCCGATACCTGGCATCGGTTTCACCGCCTCGATCTTGACCTACAATCTGTCCTATACGGTCAAGGTTTACTCCTTCGGCAGTGTATATTCCACGTAGAGCGAGCATGTTGTTTAAGACGGTTTCCATGTCTTGGGCTGGCTTTACGAAAGATTGAAGTACAACTTCCCAAGCACTGGCGTCGCTTCCGTCCCAAGTCCATGTCTTGGCCGGGTCTTTATATTTTTGCGGCAAGCGTAAAATCGCCTGGTCCGCGTGGTCAGTTATAGGGCTTATGCTACTTACAGCCATCTCATACCTTCCTTAAACAAATGACACGTCACCCGAGTCAATAGTAGCTAGTTCGTTTATAGCTATCGGAATGTTGGTACTAAACCAATCGATGTTATTCAAAGATCTCTCAACACTAATATCTAGAATGCCTGTAGCGTTTACATCACTGGCGACACAGAGTACTTTATACATAAGAACATCCACGCCAGCCGTGAGGTTTGCAATGGCCCACTCTGCCAGTGCGGTCTGTATTGCAGGTTCCGCTACTGAGGAGTCGTAACTCGCATCACTTGTTATAGTGTACCTTATCCATACCTTGACTTCCTCGACTTGTGAGAAATAAACATTTTGGAAGTCGCCTTCAGAGTCAATAGCCCTACCCTGAAGGTCGCCAGCGGTTTGAATGCCAGCCGCCTTCGTATCCCAAATTTGTTGAGCTATGTCATCAAGAGTTGTTCCGGCTGAGTTGATTTCAACGAAGGCAGCGGTAGGCTGGGAAGCCCCTCCGGTTACAACGGCACCAACTACAAAGTCGTCCCGAGTCGCACCTTGAATGGTGATAATGTTTCCACCGTCCGATTCTGCTTTATAGACAAGCCCTTCTGCTTCAAGTGCTGCCGCTATTGCAGTCATGGTTGTTGCGTTATCAGTAATAAATGCTACGGGAGATCCGGCAATCGGTGAAGCATCAATGGTTATCGCTATTGAGTTTCCTGTTACCAGGTCAGCACTAAATGTAAGTGTTGCGTCCATTCCAAGGTTGTAGCCTGTGGCTGGCACGATGGCCGCTTCAAAGGAGTGAGGAGGTAAATCACCCACAGTGACATCGGTATCATTGATGTTCAACGCTGCCGCTCTAATCTCATCCATGAGGACCAAACCGCTACGAATACCAGCTTCGGTAGCAGTTCCGGTTCTACCAAGTTCGGATTGCCTTCTTCTACGTAAAGCGGCATCGGTTTCTCTGTCCTGTCCTAGTGTGGCATCGGCAGGGTTCGTCACTGAGTCTACCTTAGCGACCGCTACGACTAGAGTATCAATGGTTCCAGCCGGAGCGGCTATAGCTCCCACGGTTTGAGCGGTCGCGGCTACCGTAATTGTCATGGTCGTGTCAAGTATTGTTGCTTCAACATCTGTTTCCCAAATAACTGTAGAACCTCCACTGGCATTGACTTGAGTACCAGCCGGAATGGTTACGTCACCTCCATTAATATCATTGGAGCGTGTGAACTGTAGGACTACAGTGGAAGCTGTAGCTTCCTCTCTTAACACACCGTTGAAAGCACAAGCTTGATCGAGATACGTTCCGAAGGAAGTGTTTGGGAATGAGGCTAAGTAGATTGCTTCAACTAGCTCATAGAGGAGCGAATACCTCTCAGAGACAATTCCTACTAGAACTCCGAAAGGCGAGTCTTCTGATAGGTCGATACCGTCACCGAAGGCATCCTTAAGATCTTGCTCTATACTATCTTTAATATCTGCCAGTCGGTCGATTTGTAGTCCATTACCGTCGAAACTAGCCACGGTCACACCTCCACGTTATAATTTAGCACACCATCACTAGTCGTGACTTCAAATGTAATATTTGCGGTCCTAGTCTCCTCTACATAGTCTAGGCGAAATTTAGTTATGTCAAGCACTCCGGGCACCGCTGCGATTGCATCTATATAAGTATTCTCGATTGCCGATATAGAAGTAGCCTTTTGCAGAATCAGACTAAAGAGGGGAAGTCCTAGGTCCAGGTCTAGAAACCAATCCCCCTGGACTGCTAACAAAACTTGCTTAAGCTTTTGCGCTACTTCATCAATGCCGTCCACTGTAGCCAAAGACCCATCAATAATCTTTAAGTCGTTATCGTTTGTCAGGAGTAAATTCATGGTGACTTTTCCCCAAAGATGAAGTCAGAGTTATGATTGGATAATGCACTCGACACCGCGCTTAATGCAGTTTCAACGGCAGTAGTTACTATTGATGAGGTGCAAGGTGCTCCCAGGGGAGCTGGTCCCGTGGGCACCGTTGCTATTGTCTGACCTGAAGTAATCAACGCGATTAAGTCCTCGATGGCAGTGATTAAATCGCTGAGATTTGTGTTTAACTCATTGCCTAAAACCATTGGTTCATCGGACGTTGAGGTATTTCCGATTAGAATCTTATCGCCTCTAACTTCCGTTGCATCGGCCACAGGTTTAGGGTCGATAGGTAAGTGATCAAGTCCTGGTACTGCAATGGCATCGTTTATGTTATGGAGTCTAGTATCGCTGAGATCAATCTCCCCTCCGGTACTTAACCAAGTGTCGAGTGATCGCTGAGAAAAGATAATCATTACAGGGTCGCCTTTCGCTATTGGAAAGACGATACCCCTTCCTCCAATGCGAGGAAATACAACGGGTACGTCCTCTACTGATGCGCGTGTCAAGAACTCTCGATTGGTAGTCATTCTTTTAAACGCAAATTTAACTGTAGCCCTTTGTGTCTCAGCGCTATACTGTTCCACTATTCCAGGCATACAAGTATTTAACTCAACTTGTGCTGATCTTATTCCGGTCAGGATTAGGTCTGTCAATTCGGGAGTTTCATCTCCTGTCTGACGCGAATAACTCATGCAAAAACCTCCGAGGTAACAACATCTAGCCTAGCGTCAGTTGGAGGTGCCGGAGTCATTTCTAGCTCGACCGCGTAACGTCCTCCCCAGGAGTCGCCTTGGTACTTAGCCTTTTGTATCAAATAAATTCCACTTAAACCAGGTTCACCTGTCACTAGCTCTACGAAGTTATTGGGTTGTAGGTCTGCATCGATCAAGGCGTTAACGATAAGTAAAGGACCTCGTATTGTAGGTCTGCCGAGCATTCCAGTGCTTTTACTTAACAGCACTAGATACCTTTTTTTCGGCTTCCGATCTATAGGAGCAATGATAGCTCCTTCGTTTTGCATGTTAAATGTAAACCTGTAGGTCGAGGCTAGGTCTTCGATGTTTTTTATTGGGTCGCCAGAGAAAACCCTAGCTAAAGGTAGAGCAACAAGTAGAGGAACCTCTACGACTATATTCAGTCCTGCCGCTTTTACAAGATCTTTAACTATGTCTTGGATAGCAGTCCCAGCCGGATACTTCTTCTCAAAATAAACTGCTTTAAGTTCTTTAACACTATCCTCGGCAGTAATCGTTGTAACCCAATTCGGAGGTTTGTGAGCACTAACAATCTCCCCAGTACCTCGGAACAGAATTTTCTGTTCCGAGGTCTGAAACCCAGCACGTAGTACAACCCGAGTGAGAGACTCGCCCTCGGATGTTCGTGTCTGAAAAAGATCTCTTGTCGGTTGGGCTAAATTGTAAATCTGTATTGTAGCCGTATTCTCTGAGGACTTCGCAGTCTTAGTGACATTAAAAGTTATGCGTAGGTCCTTGACCTCGACTTTCTTTCCAACAGCCGCGTTATCTATGGTACAAGTAACGACTCGATTAAAGCTTTCTGCCATCTATGCTTCCTCCGCATAGAATAACTTAATGTCCGTACCTAGATTGAATCTGTCAGGTATTGCACCGTTCAAACCTAATGCTAGTAAGGTTCCCGGCCATTTATTTGCGTTGCGATTTTGAAATAGTATAGGGAACTCTAGAACTAAGGGAACTCCATTTTCTACGGTATTTCCTTGATTATCTGAAATATCCAACATCCATAATTCTGATCGGTTCGACCAGCGAAATTGAAATTGGAACTCCGACCCATCGAGATCAACGAAAAAGCGAAAGGCAGGAGTTATTGGGTCTAGGGGTATGTTTATAAGTGCCATTTCTCTTTCCTTATTGTAGGTCTTCCAGTCTAGGTAGCCCCGGAAGTCCTACATCCGTTAAGTTACTGTCGATAACATTAAAAAGACTAGTGTTAGGTTTTACGCCTTCCCCGGCAGTCTTCCCTTGATCGCCTACTTCCGTTGCCGACCAACTAGCCGGGTCAGCTATCTTTAATTCACCTTTCTTCACTGCAAAAGATGCTACGGTTGTTATTTTCCGCATACCCATAGTGAAAGAAAGAGAGTCACCTGTTTTTGAACTTTGTGTAAATTTCAGCGAAGTGATCACCATATTTTTATAAAGGTCGTCACTGAAATATGTTCTAATGCTAAAAAGTGTCCCTCGCTCAAAAGCCCGAGTAAGTCCGAGCATTG